GGTTAAATGGTACAGGAGCTGAATCTAAATGCCAAGACGGTTTCGGGGACGAGAGGATCCGCAGAAGCTGCTGTCACAGCTTACTACGAGAATCCGATTGTGAAAGCGTGCTTGGAGGCGAGAAACAAAAGCTCAGAATACCGAGAGCGCGCCAACAGAATAGTTGATCGAGTATTCGCCGACTCTTCAACCGAGAATTATTACATTAATGGGAAGAGTAATAAGGATCGCCTTTTTCGTGTTCTGATGGGGCATCTCGAAGGCTCAGCAGTGGATCTTCAATCACCACTGTTTTGGCTAAGTGTAGGTAAACCGTATACTGATCGCCAAGGCATTTTGGAAGCATTCCTTTCAGGCTTGAAATTTCCATGTCCTGAAATCGAAGAATTGGAGAAATCGAACCTAAAATCAGGTAGTCGATCTCTCAAGTGGCCATTCGATGAGGTAAGTCATAAGGTCTCGGAAATCTTTCGTGAGTATGACCCCAATATTCCGATTGATGAAGAGGTCGATCGACTGTTCCTGGAAATACTTCCTAACAATCTAAAACCCGTCAGCTTCCAAGAGGCAGCTGGCTCAGTCGATGAGATGAGCTGGGCTGATACTATGGAAGGTGGTACGTCAAGTGGTTATCCATATTTTACGCCACGATGGAAACCATCGCCTGGATTGAAGGATGAGGACCCCCAGTTGTTCGAAGTTATCAACCAGGTCTTTGAAGCCATTAAAGTAGAAGTTGACGTGAATCTTAAACGGTTACAGAAACAACCAACGGAAGGGTTAGCTATGTTGTACAACCGTATACATATTGTTGATCCGGGAACGGATGCTGAGACTAAAAAGTCTCTGCGTAACGTCTGGGCCGCACCTAAGTGGGAGGCCATTATATGGAGGATGTATACGAAACAGCTTGTCAACATACTAAAGCAGACTGTTGTAGGTCAGGTTTTGCCGTTTTGTGCGGCCCTGGGATTCGCTTCGGTAGCCCGGGAGATGTGTGCTTTATTCCGAGAATCTTCGGCAGTCTACTTGTCGTTGGACGTGTCGTCATTCGACGCTTCTAAGGCCCAGAAGCTGTCAATGCATATTGCGGAGCTCATCGCAACTAAGTTCACCCATAAACATGATGCTACAGTGTTTCTGAATCTAGCAGAAACGACGTACTGGCATATGGGGGCTATTACGCCAGGAGGGGTTATTGAACCCGGGCCGACGACCCAGCTATCCGGATCTGGATCGACCTGGCTCATGAATACTTTATATAATATGTACGTTATACTGTACGGGCACGTCAAGGGTCATTATCGACTTGATAATTTTATGGTGTCGGGCGACGATGGCTTGCTCGCGGGTGACGGTTTGGACGCGACCGCAGTTTCTGAACTCTACGCAGATTTTGGGTTAACTTGCTCTAAGGAGAAACAGTTTATGTCTGATAGAATGGTGGAGTTTCTACAGCATCTGTGGATCCCTGAGTACCCTGTTGGTGTCTATTCCGTAGTCAGGGCTTTGTCACATGCAATGTCACCTGAACGCGCGATTAAGACTAAGGGTGGCGATCGTGCTATAGCCGAGTTTCTACGTGTATTCGCTCAGATGGTCAATGCCCAAGGCAATCCTAACCTCAAGAACCTAATTGAGTTTGTTAGGGATATTGCTAACCTCTACCCTGAGCGGCCTATCAGGGAGCTGATGTCTCTATCCAGCGGCGGAGACTTCATAAAAGATGTAATCGAGAGAACTGGGACCCTCGATATATCGAATTGGCCTGCTGAGTTAATTAGGCGGGGCCGTAACGTAACTAGAGTACGT